ATGGCAATAACTCTACATTGCTTACAGAACTAGGTATTGCTACCAGTACATCAAAAGACGGAAAGCCTTATTATGCACCAGTAGTGCATTTTGGATACAACTATGAGAATCCAAGTTGGCAGACCACAGGCGACGAGCCTCATCCAACTGGATCAGTATGGTTCAAAACAAATAATGTAAATGTTGGTGCAAATTTTGTTGTCAAAGAATATTCAAGTGCAACAGATACTTTTGGTACACTAAGCAATACTGTCCACTCAACAGATCAAAGTGCATTAAAAGCATTAGATCCATCTGGAGGTGGATTAAACATTGCCGCAGGAACAATATACACGCAATCAAATCCTCAAGCTAACGGTACCTACACATTTAAGTTTCTTGAGAGATATTCAAGTGGGGCAACACAAGTTACTGGTAACACTACCACTCCAACATTTACTGGATCGGATCAATTTACAATTCAAGCCAGTGCAAAAAATAGTACAACACTTACAACGGTTGTTACTGCAACACTAGGTGGTACAACCGCAGCTGATTTTGTTGCTGCTTTTACTGCAGCAAATGTTGCAAACACAACTGCAAGAGTATTATCCACAGGTGCAGTACAAATCGAACATACACAAGGTGGTGTAATATATTTAAAAGACACAACTGGTACTCCAGTAACAGATGCAGGTATAGTAACAACTATCGAAACAGGTCAAGTTAGAGCAGGAAACGATAGTGATGTTATTCTAAGTAACTGGATTCCGTTAGGATTTGGAACAACACCAGTATACACTGCAAGTTCAACTGCTCCTAGTATTGATCCAGCAGATGGAACATATTGGTACTATAGTGAAACTGGTGAAGCAGACATTATGATACAAAGTGGCGGAACCTGGAAAGGATATCAAAATGTTACAACCGACCAACGTGGTTTTCCTTTATCCACAACAAGCCCAAATGGACCAATTGTAAGTGCAACCGCACCAACTAAACAAAGTGATGATAGTGCTTTGGTCTACGGAGACTTATGGTTATCAACTGCTAACTTAGATGACTATCCAGTAATTTATAGATGGCAAAGTGTTGATTCAGTAGATCAATGGGTATTATTAGATAACACAGATCAAACAACACAAAATGGTATATTGTTCGCAGATGCACGTTGGGCTGATGATGGATCAACTGATCCAATCACTGGAGATATTGACACTATTAAGACCTTACTTACAAGTGATTATGTAGATCTAGATAAACCAGATCCTACACTTTATCCTGAAGGTATACTACTGTTTAATACAAGACGTAGCGGTTTTAATGTAAAGAGCTTTCAAGTTGACTATTTTAATAGCACTGACTTTCCATTTGCTACATACGGTGCATTGCCTACTGTAACAGATGCATGGGTGACTGCAAGTGGTAACAACGATGACGGTTCACCTAGCATGGGCAGAAAAGCAGTGAGAAAAATTGTTGTAGCTGCTCTTAAAGCAGGAGTAGATGGCACACAAGAACTACGTGAAGAACAAAAAATATACAACTTGCTATGTTGTCCAAACTATGAAGAACTAGCTTCTAACCTAGTAGCTCTAAACAATGAGCGTAACAACACCGGATTTATTCTAAGTGATGCTCCAATGCGTTTAGAAGACACAGGCACTGCTATAACAAATTGGGCAACCAATGCAAACGGCGACGGACTTACAACTGCTGATCCATACTTTGGTGTGTTTTATCCAAGTTGTCAAACCACTGACCTATCAGGCACAACAGTTGTTGCACCAGCAACACACATGATGCTAAGAACAGTGGTACGCAACGATGATGTTGCTTTTCCATGGTTAGCTCCAGCAGGTACAAGACGCGGTACTGTTGATAATGCTAGTCAGTTAGGTTATGTTAACGCAACTACAGGTGAGTTTACACAAACTGCAATCAGACAAGGATTGAGAGATACACTTTATGAAAACAATATAAATCCAATAACATTTATTCCTGGATCAGGCATACTTAACTATGGTAATAAAACAACATTTACTGGTAGTTCACTTGATAGAATAAACGTTGCAAGACTTGTAGCATTTATACGTGGTAGACTAGAAACAATTGGTAAGAACTTTGTGTTTGAACCAAACGATCAAACCACACGTGATGAGATTAAAAATGCTGTTGAGAGCTTGATGATTGATCTTGTTGCAAAGCGTGGTATATACGATTACTTGGTTGTATGTGACGATAGTAACAATACACCAGCAAGAATTGATCGTAACGAACTATATGTTGATGTTGCAATTGAGCCAGTCAAGGCAGTTGAATTCATCTACATACCGGTTAGAATTAAGAACACAGGCGAGATAGCAGCTGGTAATGTAGCCAGTGCAGCCGCAGTTTAAAGCATTTTAAACAACGAAAAATGAGGTTTAGGCCTCATTTTTTTGTGGCCAATTTAGGATAAATAATATTGTAATAAGGAGAATTATAAAATGGCCGTATCATCGCTAACAAGAATGACAGTTCCTTTGGCATCAGACCAATCAAGTCCAACTCAAGGACTGTTAATGCCAAAACTAAAGTACCGCTACCGGGTGGTATTTGAAAATCTTGGCGTGTCAACCCCTAGAACAGAACTTACCAAACAGGTAATGACTTTTACTAGACCCACTATAAACTTTGAAGAAATCGAAGTACCAATATACAACAGCAGAATTTATCTTGCTGGACGTCAAACATGGGATGCAGTATCAGCAACCTTTAGAGATGATGCTGGCGGAAACGTAAGCAGATTGATTGGTGAGCAAATTCAAAAGCAAATGGATACACTAGAACAAGCAAGTGCAAGTTCAGGTATTGACTATAAGTTCGTCACACGTTGTGAAGTACTAGACGGCGGTAATGGGACAAGCACACCTAATGTTCTTGAAACTTGGGAACTATATGGTTGTTTTTTAGTAAATGCAAACTATGGTGACTTAGATTATGGTTCAAACGATCCAGTAACAATCGAAACATCAATACGTTATGACAACGCAGTACAAACACCTCTTGGAACAGGAATTGGATCAACAGTAGGAAGAACACTGGGTGACGTCGTAACTGGCTAATTAAGTTAGAGGAGTAACTTATGGCCTTCGGACAAGACTTTCTCAAAGGATTCTTTGGTACTGATTTTCTAAGAGACTATACACATGCGAGTAAAACTTTTCGTAGTAATAACTCGGCGCTTTCTCCACGTCGTAAATTCCTATTCCATGTAGTTTTTAATCTCAACACACAACAGATTCCTCAACTGCAAAGCGTATTTCAAGCTCAAGATTTACAAAATCTTAATTTATTAGTAAAAGAAATAAAGTTACCTGCATATAACTTTAGTGTTGACACTATGAATCAATACAATCGCAAACGCAAGGTACAAACACAAATTGATTACGATCCAATCACATGCATAATGCACGATGACGCCAGTGATCTAAGTCGTACACTTTGGTACAATTATTATTCATATTATTATAAAGACGCAAGTCAAAAGTATTTTGATGCCGCAGTTACCAACGGTAGTCTTGGACCAAATGCACAAGGTGTTGATCCAGGAGCGGCTTATCCATATGGTTTTAGAGATATCTATACACAAGACAGAGAAATTAACGATTGGGGCTACATCGGCGAAAGTTACATGGATGGTGCAAGAGCCGGCAAGCCAGCATTTTTCCGTGATATTACTATTTTTGGATTAAACGACTCACGGTGGTGTGCTTATACACTAATTAATCCAATAATAAGTCGTTTTGAACATGACACATACAACTACGAAGAAGGTGGAGGTATCATGCAAAATTCTTTTACCTTTGATTATGAAACTGTCAAATACTATCATGGAGCATTAACAAAATCAAATCCTGATGGTGGTATACCAAGTTTTGGTAACCCAGCAAATTATGATGAGCGACCTAGTCCTCTTTCAAGACCAGGTAGTGCCGCTACAATATTTGGTCAAGGCGGGCTTATTGATGCCGCAGGTGGTATTATTACCGACCTTAGTGCTGGCAATCTTGCTGGTGTAGTTGGTGCTATACAAAAAGCAGGCACTGCATACGAAACATTCAAAGGCAGAGATCTAAATCAGATACTAGAAGTAGAATCAAAAAATATAGCACGAAGTGAAATAAAATCAACACTTCCGGGTGCGGCTAGAGGCGTGTTGTTTCCTAATAAACCAAATATACAAGCAGTTGGAAGCCAGGCTCCTGCTACACTCCGCCCAGCAAACTCAAACGTTACAGGTCCTGTTGTGATAAACGACCAGACTGGGTCAAAACCTAGAACCACAGGTCCATAATGGCAACACTTAACTATACAAATCCAGGTACAGATCCGACAATAAGAGCATTTGATGAGTTCTACAACAGAGAACTGGTAATTGATGCAAATCAATATGATGTGGTATACAGTTTTTTATCGAAGATTTTTACTGACGAATTTGCGGCTAAAAATTTCACGTTATCAGTATTTCAAATTAGTGAAGACACTGGCGAAAGTGTTGAAACCATAATAAGTCAACTTAGAAATCAAAATACTTTACAAGTTACTGCGACATTAGCATACTATCTCAATAACAATCGTAGCAATACCACCTTACTTGGTGTTTCCAATACTGCTACTCCTAACCAATATGTTGCACGTAATATTTTAGTATAGGTGTACTATGTCTAAATTTCAACAAGGCACGTACACAGTTATGAATCCTCACAAGTATGCAGGCAAAGGTGCTCCAAAGTTTCGTAGTGGATGGGAGCTTGCATTTATGCGTTTTTGTGATAACAACAATCA